GTTCTTAACAATGTCTTAACAGAATCGCTTGACGAAGGCGTCCCGGCATACTATAATAGCAATATCCTCGGGCGTTACATGCGAAAAGATTATGGTGACTTTGCAAGAAACACTGGAAAAGACACATCATTGGGCACTTGATCGTATTGATTTTCTTTGCGATAAAAAAGTATTTGATGGTGATGTAATTACTGCTGTTGAAGATGCTTATGCACTTAGGCAAGAATTCAATGAATGGATTGATGCTAGCAGTGCTGAAGATGTTGAAGTTTTTTCTTTACAGTATATAAATGATGAGGATTTTGATTAAAAAATAATACTTTCTAAATATTTAATCCTTGTTGTAAATTTTTATTAAGTCAATGATTCGCAAATTTTTGATTTCATCTTCAATTGTATTGTCTGGTGCATTAGGGGCTTTGAATGCTGCTATCTCACAAGAATATAAATTTGAAGTTCCTTCTAAAAAATCGAATAAGAATAATAATATAAAATTTAATCCATGGATACCTGCAGCTGCTTTAGCTGGATTTTCACTTCAATTTGTTCCAGGTTTACAAATTTCATATGCTGATGATAAAGGAAAGGTTTATGATTATGCGAAAGAAGAATCAATAGAATTAGTAAAAGTAGAAGAAGAGAAGCAATGGAAGTGTAAAGGGTGTAGTGCAGAAGAGCAATATGTTCTTTCTTTTATACAAAAAAATACTTTAATTGATGATAAGAATGCTCTTGCAACTTTAATGGGTAATATTAAGCAAGAGAGTATGTTCCTTTCTAATATTTGTGAAGGAGGTGCACGAGTTCCTTATAACCAATGTCATAGTGGTGGTTTTGGTTTAATTCAGTGGACTACTCACGCTAGATATGATGGACTTGGATATTTCTGTAATAAGTATAGTTGTGATCCTAGTACATTGGAAGGGCAGGTTCGTTATATGATTAATGAAAATCAATTTCAATCCAATCTTGCTTATTTTGAAGGATCTGGACAGAGTATTAATTATTATATGAATGCTGCATATCGTTGGCTAGGATGGGGTATTCATGGTAATAGGACTTCTTATGCATATGATTATCTAAATAGAATGACTTGGTGTTAAAAAAATGCAAAAATTAGTTAATGTACTTGCTGTTGCGTCTTTCGTTGTATCTGGTGCCGTTGTTGTTAGTGGCGTATATGTATATGTCAACAGAGATTCCATTGTTGATGGAATTAAATCTCAGGTTATGGATGCAGTTAAAGATTCTATGGGGGATTTTGGTCCATTACTTGGAGGTTCTTTGGGTGGAGGTGCACTAGTTCCTGAGACATCTATGGATCTTCCTATTGGTGGTGCTAGTGCTGGGGCAGGATTGCCTGTTCCTAAAATGCCTTTCTAGTTAATGTTTGATGAAGAACAAAGAACATTATTACTTAGAAATTTTTTAATTGGGTTAATTATTTTATTGTTGATTTTTGGTTTAACGAAAAGTTATTATGATCCATTGTTGAAGACTGAACTTAGATTTTTTTGAAGTTATGAAAAACTTATTTGCTGCATTTTTGACAGCATTTTCCTTAGTTGGATATACTGCTTCTCCTGTTACTGCTTATGATTTGGAAATAGAGGACTATTTTACTAATGGTTCTATGGGTTGTATGATGATGAGGGAATGCACTAAGGATGTTGTAGAAGTTAAAGATATTATAGATGTTGAGAATTATCAAAATAAAAATCATTCCTTTATTAAAAATGAATTTAATGCTCTTGTAAATATTTTAAATGATGTTGGTGTAAATGTTTATATTGCTCCCCAACATTATTTTTTAATTGGTACTAGAGGTGTATATTATACAGAGGGTAATGATATTTTTCTGAATGCCGATATGACAAAGCGTAGTAGCACTTTAATGTCTGTATTGAGACATGAAGGATGGCATACTGCTCAGGATTGTATGGCAGGAGATATTGAAAATAATTTTATTGCTATTGTTTTCCCAGAGGAAAGGGTTCCTAAGGTTTTACAGGAACTTGCCAAAAATACTTATAAAGATCCAGTGAGAGTAAAATCTGTTGTTTGGGAAAAAGAAGCATATATGGCAGGACATACAGAGGGAATGACGCAAGAGGCACTTGAAGTATGTTCTAAAGGTAATATGTGGGAAACATATGAACCCACTCCATTAACAAAACAATTTCTTGTCGAAAAGGGGTATATGAAAGAATGATTCCAATTTTTCCTATTATTGTTCCTGAACCTATTACTTGGAATAAGGTTGAGGTTCCATATGAAATAGTATCTTTTTGTAAGGATTATACATGGGTAGATCCTTATAAAGAAGATAATAATAATGTTGATGAACTTAAATTGCTAGATTGTTATTGGCATAAGATGGGATATTATGGTAATGAGGATTCTTATTATAGTGTATTTCATTCATTAAGTATGCCAAATACTGTATTTCCAAATGTAAATTGTCCTGTTCCTTATACTATACTGAGTAATTTTAATGGATTTGAAGTAAATCCATGATAAATAAGGCTGGTTTGTGTTAAATCTAATGCCTGACGAAGTAAAGGAAGAGATCAAAGCAGACATTCAGGAACCTGAAGAAACTGCAAAGAAAGATAAAAAGAAAGGTCCTTTAGGTAAGTTGAAGGATAAGATTCTTCCAGACCAAGAAGAACAAGCAGCTATCATTTCAACATTTGTTAGACTTGGAGTGCTTGTGTGGTCAGGTGGGATACTTACATTAAACTATGTGGCTATTCCTGGACTACCACAACAAAAGATCGACCCAACTTTCATAGCTTCAGTTTTCACCGGAGTTTTAGCTAGCTTCGGGATTCAGACAGCATCTAAGAAGGGTGACGGCACCATGAAGATGCAGAATGGTCAACCTGCTAATGGTGCAGTGACTAAAAAAGAAATGGAACAGATGATGGAAAAAGCTAGTGCTGGTCCTGTTCAAACTATTAGAATTGAGCAAGCACCATTAAAAATTATTACTGCTTCGGATGAACCTCCAGTAGAACCAACTGTATAATTATTATGTCTATATTTTTAACAACTATGTTTCCTTTTTTCTTTGCTTTTTTACTTGTTGCGGGGATGCATATGACTTGGCCAGTTAAATATCCAAAAAGGTGGTAAAATGATGGATAATGAAAAAATATTTCTTAAACCATATCCAGGTAAATATTTGCCTATGAAGGATAATAAGAGAAATTTAATAGATATTAAAGAACAATTGGAAAAACTTTATAGAGAGAAAACAAATGAACAAAGTTAAAGGGGCATTTGATAAAGTAGTTGAATGGGATAAGGCACTTATTAAAAAGTGTCAAGATAAATGGAATCTTACAGACTATCAAATAGTTTGTATTTCATTTGCTAAGGGATTTGTTATTGGTGCTATTTTGTTATGAAATACTGATAATAATAGTTAATAATACCTATTAGAAAAATAAATATTAATTGTAATGTGGAGTTGAAACTATCATGTCCCACTATACGGTTCAGTATTTAGATCAGACAAGGCATCATCAAAGCATTTGCGAATATGCTGAAGATGCTTTTCAAGCAAGAAATCAAGCAGTACACGACGTACCATATCTTCAACAACATCCTAGTTCGATAGATTGTATTCTATCTGAAGGATCGAAATTTTGCACAGTAGTATAATGATACTACAATTCGCGCATTTTATTTCTAACCATACGTTATGGTTAGAAGTAGGTAGTGCCTTTATGTTGGCACCAATATTATTCTTTTGTTTTGATTCAACGTACAATACTCATCGTTATATGGGGCATTAAATATTATGAGTTCTATAGTTTTGTATAGTATTGGTATTATAGCTACTTTATGTGTTGGTATAGATTACTATATACTTAAGACATCATACATTGAGATTAATGATGGAAGGGATGACATTAGATACAACTCAGGAAGTGAGGATAGTACTTCTTCAGAGCAAAGTAGAACGCTTGGAAGAGAAGCAATCGGAGTTGCTTGATAGATTACGTACTGTTGAAAAATGGGTAGCTGGAGCAGCTGCAATTATTGCTGCTGGATCTACTGTGATTGGAATTGTAGTTACTTTGATTAAATAAAATGCCTGACGAAACTACTAATAAAAAGGATGCTGAACAGGATTCTAAACTTGCTGTTTTAGAAGCTAAAGTTC